TTCCATTTTTATTTGTTTTTAATTGAATATTGAGCTACTAATTTACTTTGTTTTTTCGTACCAACGTTAATTAATTCCGTTCGTACTTTGTAGCCTTTGCGTTTTAATTCAAATACTACGGCTGCTAATCTTAGGCTATTGTACTTCGTTAAAGCCTGGATTGGTGTCAATGTTTTGCCCGAAAGCAAGTGGTTCAAGATTTGTTGTTTCTGTGTCATTGTTATTGATTGGGTTAAAAAAAACGGGTTTGTCTAATTTGTTTTCATACTTTTTAATAAAGGCTAATAAGTCCTCGTATGCCTCTTCGTTATACCAAGCGTAGTGGTATACTTCTGCAAGTAACATCTGCCTTTCAAATGGTAGCAACTCTCTCATTAGCTTTTCTTTATTGTTTCTTTAATCTTGTTAAATTCCTCTAAGGTCTTGATGGCATTGATTTTCAAAGCAGCTTTAACCTTTTGGTCATCAGTAAACTTTGTCTTATCTAACTGTTCAATCAAAAACGCCTTTTGTCCTTCGCTTACTTCGTCTTTATGCTCATTAGTAGCGTCTGCATCTTTGGTGTCATCGATTGCAAACAATCCGTTAAGAGCATATTTTCGAGCATAGGAACTTGCTGCCCCTGTAATCTGTGAAGCATCCATTCCCTTTTTATTTTCCTCTTCACGAGCAAGACCTGTGCAAGTAATGTTATCTTCTCCGTTACTTAGACAAGCCGTAGCCTTTACATATACACGACCGCCTACTTCTATTACCTCATCACTAAGCATTAAAGCGTAGCCGTACTTATGGCAGATAGGCTTTGCAGCTTCAATAATATCTTCTGCACTTCTGTACTTGTATTTAGCAAAAGCATTGAATTGGTTTTTAGGTGCTTTTAGTTCCTGTTGAATTTTAATTAGGCTCATTTTATTTTTGTTATTGGTTCATTATAATATTGTTCTACTATTTTTTTATTATTAAATTGAAATTTAATATCTGCTATTTCAATCCATTCTAAAAAATCTACAAATTGTTGTTTTTCTTTATTAAGATAATAATCATCATTAATTTTTAAATCAATTTTTTTATTTTTACATTCTTTAAGTAATGAATTAATTAATTCTTTTACTGCAGTTTCCATTGTTATTTGTTTTGTATGTCTATGTTATAGTGTTCTAAAATTTCGATAATAGGTTCTTGTCTTTTCTTTAGGCTTACAAAGTACTCGTAAGCTTGTGAATATTCCAAGTACATACTTGCACTATCGTATTTGTTATCTACTAAAGTGTAGTAGAAAATCGTGCCGTCTGGCTTAGTTTCTTTTACAAATTCAATCTTCATATAATTCGTTTTTTAAAAGTTCAAGTTCTGCATTGTTTTCTACCCAACGAGTAAACGTGTAATCGTCATCTTCGTAATCGTAGTTTTTAGGCAATAGAGCAGGGTCGTAAGGGTTTGTAGTACTCCTATCCCCGTCAATTAATATGTTCCCGTATCGCTGATATTGGAACATTTGGTAGGTGGTTAAATGTGTCATATTGTGTTTTGTTTCAACAAAGATAACACTTTACACAATACAAAGTGCAAAACTTTAAAATTTATTTTTGCAACATTGTTGCACTTGCACATCAAATTGTGCAGTTTATAGCGCATTTTGTACATCAGAACGTACAACTTTACATAAAGTAAAGCTAAAACTTTACAAATTATGTAATAAAGTAAAGGTATAACTTGCCAAAGTCGGTAGTAAAATGAAGCCAAAAGTAGTAGTATTACTACCTTTTGTTGTACTAAAGTGAAACTTTATAGTAGCTTTTGAAAGTAAAGTTTGTCAGAACCCCCGTATGAATATTCGGGTAAGTAAAGCCTAAAACCACACGAGATAAGGTTATTAGCTGAAGGGAAGTTGTCTAATGTAGTATAAGTAATAGCTATATGGCAAAAAGTAGATGCAGCCTTTAACCTGGTTTTAATCATTCGTCTTTGTATACCTTGCCCTCTATAATTTTTATGCACCCACGCCCTGTTAAATATGCAAATGCCTTTAGAATAAATTGAGCCGCAATAAGCAACAATACGGCTCATATCGTCAAGCATAACCCACCATTCACGATTGAATTGGAACTCGTCAGCACAACCCTTAAAGTTAGGGTTAGTGTAATCTAATTCCCTTAGTTGCTCGTAGGTATCTCGGTCTAATATGTTGCCGAAGCTAAATATCTTTTTGAGGCGCATTGTGTATTTGTTCAAGTTTAGTTAAATAAAGTATCGCATCTTGCAGCTCTTCCTTTAGGTGCGTTATCCATTGCCCAGTACTTAAATCTGTTCTATCCATTGTAGTTCCGTACTTTGATTTTCCTACAAGCTCACGCCTACGCATATCTTCAATTACTGCTGCTAATATTTTACTATCCATTTATTTGTCGGTTTTGCTATGTATCTTAAAACAAGTTTTACACTTGTATTGTATTTTCTTTACTCCCGTTGCGGTTGTTCTACGAAGCGAAATAACTAAGTCATCGCTCCCACATTCAGGGCAAGAGCCTCTATCTTGTCCGAAGATAACTCCGTAATGTGTTTTAGGTTCGATGTGGTTTTTAAGTGCGTTAAACACTTGCTCTAATAACACTACATCTTTTTGGCAGTACTTAATCATTTTAGCCATAGCCACTTTGTCTTTATGCAAAACAATGTCCTTCCATAAACTGTACTCGGTTTTTATCTTCGTGCCAATGCCTAAGTAGTCGGCTATGTAATTAAGTTTGTTGCTATTAAATCTAAACTTTTGACGTGCTACCTTTAACGTGTCGATAGTAACATAAGAAGGGAACATTTGTATTCCGTGAAACAAGCATCGTGTTCTAATCCACGCAAGGTCGAACTTGTCGCCATTGTGTCCTACTAATTCCGATGCCGTGTTTGCTACTTCGATAAACTTTTGTAGCATCTTCTTATCGTCTTGCTTACTATCCCATTGTAAAGAGTAAACTTCTCTATCATCTTCCCACTTATAACAAATGCAAATAATAGCTCGTTCTTGTATAATGCTATCCGCAGTTATGTTAAGCTTATATCCTGCGCTCCAGAAGAACCCTACGTTTGGCGAAGTTTCGATGTCAAAGAATAGTCGTTTTCGTTTTGATTTTAGCATTGGTTATTTTTGGCTGAATTTATCTATTGTAGTAGTACCCATCGCAGCTATGCAAATAACCATTACGGCATCTACAAGTTTATCCGACGGGGCAATCTCTTGATGTGTAAAGCTATTAGCTAATAAGGTAACGCAAATAAATAAAGCCGATAGTAAAGCAATAACTCGCTTGGTAGAAACGCTACCTCTTTCGTCTGATAATAAATTAGCTATCCATTTCATATTTTATGTTTAAGGTGTAAAGTATAATTTAGATTCCGAAGCTCTACGCTTAGTAAGTCCTGCTAATTGTTTCCCACCTGCCTTATCCCATTTAGCAAATTCTTGTGCAATAGTAGGGTCGTTAGGGTTAGCGTTTACCTTCTTTAATAAAGTAGAACTCTTAAGGTTTCCGATACCTGCGTTATAGGCAAAGCTTGTAAGAGCTGCGAACTGATTAGGGGTAACTGCACTTTTGATTAATGGGGTTACCTTATCTGCAAAGTCCTTAGCTATAATCTCAAACAATTCATTTGCTCGTTCTTGTGTAATCTTATCTCCAGGTTTTACAGGCGTTCCGTTCTCGAAAAAAGTGTTACCATATCCGATAGTATCTTTTGCAGCACTGCATTTGTAAGCTACTAACTTGCAGCCTTCGTAGAATTTAATAAGGTCTTTCCCCTTTTCGTTTAATTGCATCTTAATTTATTTGTGAGTATAGAAATAGAGTTAGCATAGCAAACAGAACCGAGTTAAGCCTATGTAGTTTTATTTCAAAATCTACCGCCTTCTCGTACTTCTCGTATATAGCTATGTTTTTATAATACCTATTACGATAGTCGTTTAACGTATCGTTTGCTATTTTATTGCGTATTGTAAGGGTGTCCTTAAGGGTAAGTAAGTCGATGCGTAAGCTATCCCTTGTCTTGATATTAGCTTTAATTAAGCTATCTATTCTGTTGTTTTGGTAGCTTATTAAATTAGTTAGGCTATCAAAAGAGTTGTTAATCTTCTCGCCTTCCGTACGGCTAATAACAATCTTATCCTCGCCACCTATCTTCTTAACGTATTGGGCGAAGCTGAAACTTGGTGCTATTAGTATCGACAGAATTAGCAGAGTCCAATTTAGCCTTA